GCCCAGCACCACCCCACCAGGAGAGCAACCCAGTGACCGAACCGACCACCGAACACACCCCCGCCCTGCCCAGCGTGCCCACCGAGCAGGTCGAGCTCGACACGCCCCTGCAGCGCGGCAAGCAAACCGTCACCGCCATCACCGTGCGCAAGCCCCTGGCCGGCGCCCTGCGCGGCGTCACCCTCATGGACGTCATGCAGATGGACGTGCAGGCCCTCACCAAGGTGCTGCCCCGCATCACCGACCCCGCCCTCACCGAAGCCGAGCTGCGCAACATGGACCCCGCCGACCTCGTCCAGCTGGGCACCGTGGTGAGCGGTTTTTTGGTCGCGAAGCGCTTCAAGGAGGAGGCCAGCTCCCTGCCTGCGTAGATGACGCCATGGCCGACATCGCCACCGTCTTCCACTGGGGGCCTGAGCAGATGTCGGACATGGAGGTAACCGAGCTGACCCAGTGGCGAGAGCGCGCCCGCGTCCGCCACGAAGCCCAAGCGCCCCGCAAGCCCCGCCGCAAGTAAGGAAAGGCCGATGTCCCGAAATCTGCAGCTGCAAGTCATCCTCAACGCTGTGGACCGGGTCACTCGGCCGCTGAAGCAGATCCAGCGCGGCAGCGGGCAAACCGCCCAGGCGCTGCGCGCAAGCCGCGACCAGCTCCGCCAGCTGGAAGGCGCCCAGAAGAACCTCACCGGCTTCGCCAACCTCAAGCGCACCAGCGACGGCACCGCCCGCTCCCTGCAGCAGCAACAGCAGCGGGTGCGCGAACTCACCCAGCAGATCCGCCAGACCGAAGGGCCAACCCGCCAGCTCAACCGGCAGCGCGACGCCGCCATCCGCCAGGCCCGCCAGCTGAAGGACCGCTACCAGCAAGAGCAGCAGCAGCTCCAGACGCTGCGCGGCCGCCTGCGCGACGTCGATGGCGTCACCGGCAGCTACTCCCAGCAGCAACGGCAGCTCACTGAGCGCATCCGCGCCGCCAACCAGCAGATGCAGACCCAGCAGCAGCGCCTGGGCAGGATCGCCGAGCGCCAACGCCTCGCCGCCGCGGCCGCCGAGCGCCACCAGCGCGCCATGGACAACGTCGGCCGCATGGCCGGCGTGGGGGCCGGCATGATGGGCGGCGGCATGGCCAAGGGCTACGCCGCCTCGCGGCTGCTGGCTCCTGGCGTCTCCTGGGCCGAGCAGATGGCCACCCTGCAGGCCGTGGGGCGCTTCGATGGCGACGACGACCGCTACCTCGCCCTCCGCGCCCAGTCTCGCGAGCTCGGCGGCTCTACCGCCTTCAGTGCCACCGAAGTCGGCGCCGGCCAGGAGTTCCTGCTACGCGCCGGCATGTCGGCGGAAGCCATTCAGGCCTCGATGCGCGACGTGCTCGACCTGGCCCTCGCCAACAACACCGAGCTCGCCCGCGCCGCCGACATCGCCTCGAACATCGCCGGCACCTTCAAAGTCGATATGGAGGCCGAGGGCGCCATGGCCCGGGTCGCCGATATCCTCTCGGGCACCGCCAGCCGGGCCAACGTCAATCTCGAGATGCTCGGCGACACCATCAAGTACCTGGGCGGTGCCGAAGGGCTTGACCTCACGATGGAGCAAGCCGCGGCGATGGCCGGCTTGCTCGGCAACATCGGCATCCAGGCCAGCCAGGCCGGTACCACCATGCGCGCCATGATGAACCGGCTCACCAACCCGGCCGCCAAGGGCGCAGCGGCAATCGAGCAGATCAGCCTCGCCGTCGCCGATGCCGACGGCAACATGCGGCCCATGCCCGACATCCTGCGCGACATCCAGTCCGCTACCGAGTCGCTGGGCAACGTCGAGCGGAAAGCGATCCTGCAGGACATCTTCGGCGCCGAGGCCGGCTCCGGCATGGCCGAGCTGGTCAGCCAGATGGCCGACAGCTCGCTCGATACCCTGATCCAGCAGCTGGGCGATAGCTACGGCGAGAACGCCACCATGGCCGCCACCATGGCCAACAGCATCGGCGGCGACCTCAAGAACCTGCGCAGCGCCTGGGAAGAGGTCGGGATCTCCGTCACCGACACCAACGACGGCCCCCTGCGCGACCTGGTGCAGACGGTCACCAGCATGCTTCGCGGCCTCGGCGACTGGATCAAGGCCAACCCCCAGCTGGTCGGCACCCTGTCCAAGGTGATCGGCGCGCTGATCGTGCTCACCACCGTCGGCGGCGCCCTGACCATGATGCTCGCCTCCGTGCTCGGCCCCATCGTCATGGCGCGCTACGCTCTGCAGCTCATGGCCATTCACGGCGCCTTCCTCGCCAAGACCGCCCTGCCGGCCGTCCTCGCCGCCTTCAAGGCGCTCGGCGCCGCCCTGCTGGCCCACCCGGTTATCGCCATCGTCGCCGCCCTGGCCGCCGGCGCGATCTACGTGTGGCGCAACTGGGAAACCATCGGGCCCAAGTTCGCCGCCCTCTGGCAGGGCCTGCGCGAAGGCCTGGGCGCCGCCTGGGAAGGCATCAAGGCCGCCTTCGAAGGCGGCATCGGCGGCGTCACACGCCTGCTACTCAACTGGTCGCCGCTGGGCATCCTGTGGCGCGGCATCAGTGCCGCCCTGGGCGCCCTCGGCATCGAGCTCCCCGCCACGCTCACCGGGCTGGGCGGGGCGATCATCGACGGCATCATCACCGGCATCACCGGGGCGCTCGGCCGCCTGCGTGAAGCCGTCACCAACATTGGCGGCAACATCATGGGCTGGTTCAAGGATCGCCTCGGCATCAACTCCCCTTCCAAGGTCTTCGCCGGGTTCGGCGGCAACCTGCTCGAGGGGCTGATGGACGGCATCGACGAAAAGTGGAGCCTGCTGAAGGACAAGATCAGCAACGTCGCCGGCGGCGTGGTCGGCTGGTTCAAGGAGCGCCTCGGCATCAACTCACCCTCCAAGGTCTTCGCCGAATTCGGCGTCAACACCATGGAGGGCTACCAGCTCGGCATCGAGCGCGCCGAAGCCGAGCCGCTGCGCGAGGTCGGCCGCTTCGCCAGCCGCATGCGCCAGGCCGGCGCCGGCCTGCTGCTGGGCGGTGCCGCCATGGGCGCCTCTGCCGATGGCATCCAGTTCGACGCCAGCGCACCGCTACCGGCCGCCGCCAGCGGCGGGCTCACCATCCATGGCGGCATCAACGTCAGCGTCGCCGCCGCCCCCGGTATGAACGAAGGCGCCCTGGCACAGCTCGTCGCCCGCGAGGTCGAGCGCGCCCTGCAGCAGGCAGAGCGGCGCTCCGCCGCCCGCTCGCGTAGCGCCTTCCACGACCTGGACTGACCACAGGAGCCGCCATGCGCGAAGAAGCCCAACTGCGTCAGCTCGAGAGCTGGGTCGAACCGCTGATCCGCAACCTCGCACCGCCCGCCCGCCGCCGCCTGGCGGCGACCATCGCCCGCGAGCTGCGCCGCAGCCAGCGGCAGCGCATCGCCAGCCAGCGCAACCCTGACGGCAGCCCGTTCGAGCCACGCAAGCCACAGAACCGCAACCGCCAGGGGGCCATCCGGCGCGCAGCCATGTTCACCAAGATCCGCACCGCCAAGCACCTACGCATGAAGGGCCAGCAGAGTGGCGCCGAGGTGGGCTTCCTCGGGCGCATCGCCCAGATCGCCCGGGTCCACCAGTACGGCCTGCGCGATCGGGTCCAGCGAGGCGGGCCCACCTACCAGTACCCGGCACGCCAACTGCTCGGCTACACCGAGGGCGACATCCGCCTGATCCGCGACGAGCTGATCAACCACCTCACCCCCGAATAACCAGGAGCGCCCGCCATGATGATGGTCTACGGCATGTTCGTCTTCGGCCTCAGCACCGCCGCCTACCAGGAGCTGCAACGCCAGACCGCCTGGCGCCACGCCGCCCAGGGGCGCGTTGGCGCGCGCCCCGCCCGCCAGTACCTCGGCCCCGGGGAAGACACCATCACCCTCACCGGCACCCTGCTGCCCCAGTTCACCGGCGGCCAGATGAACCTCGACCAGCTGCGCGCCATGGCCAACCAGGGCGCCGCCTGGCCGCTCATCGAAGGCACCGGCAGCTACTACGGCATCTACGTCATCGAGAGCCTCAGCGAGAGCAAGAGCGCCCACTTTCGCGACGGCGCCGCCCAGCGCATCGAGTTCACGCTCACCCTGCAGCGCGTCGATGAAGACCGCGGCGACCTGCTCGGCGTGCTCACCGGCGCCACCGCCCGCGCCCTGACAGGGATGCTTGCCTGATGGATCTCAACGCCCGCCAGCAGGGCCGCCGCGCCCACCAGCCCGACTACGCCATCACCCTGGCCGGCCAACGCATCAGCCCCCAGCTCGGCGCCCGGCTGATCAGCCTCAACCTCACCGACCGCCGCGGCCTCGAGGCCGACCAGCTCGACATCACCCTGGCCGACCACGACGGCCGCCTCGAGCTGCCCCCACGCGGTGCCGAGCTGCAGCTCGCCCTGGGCTGGAAGGGCCAGGGCCTGATCGACCGCGGCACCTACATCGTCGACGAGGTCGAGCACTCCGGCGCCCCAGACGTGCTCACCCTGCGCGCCCGCTCCGCCGACATGCGCACCGATCTCCCCGGCAAGCGCTCGCAGAGCTGGGACGCCCTCACCCTCGGCGAGGTCGTCACCACCATCGCCGCCCGGCACGACCTCACCGCCCGCACCGGGCCCACGCTCGCCGGCATCCTCGTCGAGCACATCGACCAGACCGACGAGAGCGACCTGCACTTCCTCACCCGCCTGGCCGAGCGCTATGACGCCGTGGCCACCATCAAGGCCGGGCTGCTGCTGTTCATCCCGGCCGGGCAGGCCACCACCGCCGGCGGGCTCGAGATCCCACCCTTCCAGCTGCGCCGCAACGCCGGCGACCGCCACACCTACACCGTCACCGACCGCGACGCCTACACCGGCGCGCTCGGCGGCGTCGACGTCTTGCCAGTAGGCGCGCACGCCGGTGTAGGCGTCGCGGTCGGTGACGGTGTAGGTGTGGCGGTCGCCGGCGTTGCGGCGCAGCTGGAAGGGTGGGATCTCGAGCCCGCCGGCGGTGGTGGC